CATGGGTTAATTTTATGGTAGCTGGAGAATTTAATCCTCCCCATATCCACAAGAACTGTGATTTTTCTAGTGTTTTATTTGTTAACGTTCCTGAACAACTGAAAGAAGAACGTAAAAAATTTGAGGGCACTGGAGCGGGGCCAGGTTCAATTTCTTTTACTTACGGGGAAGCTCAACCTTACTCTCTTAACTATACGTCTTTCTTTCCTGAAGAGGGAGATCTTTATATATTTCCCGCAACTCTTACCCATTTTGTTTCTCCTTTTATATCTGAAGGTGAAAGAGTATCCATCGGTGCAAATTTTAATTTAGAATAATGTATAAACCTTTACCCAAATCATTAACAATTAAAGAATCTCAAGTAGAGGGTTTAGGACTCTTTGCCAAAGAAGGAATTGCGCAAGGAACCAACCTAGGTATGAGTCATTTAAAAATGGATGAAACTATTTTTCGAACTCCTTTGGGTGGATTTATTAATCATTCCAATAATCACAACTGTGTTAAGGTTGAATTACTTATGACAAACCAAGATAAACCGGGCCTTAAATTCGATTATAAGAAATGGAATCTTGTTACCGTACGAAATATTAAAGAGGGAGAAGAACTCACAACGCAGTATACTTTTTATAAAATATGAAAAGAAGGAAACATAAAAAACAGAAAGAATTCACAGCTATTAAAACCCTCCATGAAAAGTGGGCGACGAAAAACGGATATAGAAATAATGACAGACTTAATTCTCAAAATACTACTAGCTTTAAAAATGGCGCCGAAAGATAAAGATCTACAAGAAATATATAATCGTATCTTTGGCGATGCGATGAAATATACAGATCAATTTAATATTCAAATGGTAGCAGCTACTTATATTGCCATTGCTATGCGTTTATATAAAAGCACATTGAGTTCTGAAGAATATGAAATGATGGTTGAAACCATTCTGGAAGCTGAAGTTAAACCCTACACTAATGATAAAGAGACAATGCACTAATGCGATATGAATATACGATAACGAAAGAAGGGGGAGAAGCTGAGATTATGAAAGCTATGGGCTGGAAGAAACTATTTAAAAGTCTGCTGCTCAAATATCCGAAGTTCAGTGGCTGGTGCACCTATATTAATAAGAAAGGAAACGTCCAAGTAAGAAATTTTAACAAGGGAAAGGAAACAAAAAAACTATGACTTATATAGAATGTACCATCTGTGGCTGTACACCGAAGCCGGATGAATGGTCGCATATTGCAGGCATTTGTTTTGATTGCACATGAAGATCATCATGATTCTAGGCACGGGAATATTACTAACTTTTCCTACGATGAAAGAAGTTAATCCCGACTGTTTTAGTCAGGGTCATGCCATATTACAAAAACTGGCAATCTATCATGGGCCTGGACCTGATCAGGCTTGGATTCTTAAAGACTCTAACATTGAAGTAGGAGGATGGTATTGTCTGTAATAAAAATTCACGATTGGAAGAAAAGACATTTGCAACGAGCAGAAACTGATTTTAAATATAATAATAAAGAACGTGGTTTTATTGTCATTAAAATAGGTGATCTTTTTAAACCTTCAAGAATCAATCGAAAAGACCGACCCAAAAATTTGAAACCTGAGATGACCAAGAAAGAGATGTGGGAAGAACTCTTTCTCCATATTGAGTTTATGAAAGAGCTTTATCCAGATAGTAATGGACGCCTATGTCGCTACTGTCACCAGCCGTGGACCTACATTACGCGTAAAAAAAGACGAGGAGTCCTTAAGCCAAGAAAACGAGGTTCAACACACCAAACTAATTTTAGCATAGACCGTTTAGATAGTAATAAACCCTATAGTCGAGGAAAAATTATTTTTTGCTGCGTAGGCTGCAACGACCGCAAGCATGATTCAACTCCCCACGACTGGAGTAATTTTTTAAGAGTTCTTGATGAAAAAACCTAGTGTCTATGTAGGGATGCCATGCTATAACCAAATTCAACGACAGACGGTCGTCTCCTTACTCAGACTCTTCGACCAGTTTCGAGCAACGGGCGTCAAGGCTCAGTTCCATACCATTCAGTCGCCGTTGGTGACTCACGCCAGGAATCTAGTGACCTGTGGATTCTTACACGGTCAATACGACTATCTTTTATTTATAGATGCCGATGTCGAATTTGATCCCGAAGCTATTTATCGAATGCTAATCACCAAGAAAGATATTATTTGTACCCCCTATCGTTTGAAGACGGTCGAGGACCCAACCAAAAGTAAATACTCGATTACTTTCAAGAATCGAAATGATGTTAAACTTTTACCTGGAGACCTGATGGAAATCGAACAAGGACCGGCTGGGATTATGTTAATCCACCGGTCGGTCTTTAAAACTCTGATAAAGAACCATCCTGAACTCAAAATCGAATTTCCTGAACCGAATCGCAAACCGATGAATGAAGAAATTATGGGAGGTCAAACAACAGAGGACCCTGTAAAAAATTTTATGTATAATTTTTGGGATACTACCTTTAGTCTCAAGACTGGAGAATGGAAGGGAGAGGATCTCGCGTTCTGTGATCTCATCCGAAAGAATGGATTCAAGATCTATGCTAATGTCGTCTCGACGACCGGACACTATGGAACGTATGGATGGAAAGGAAAATTTAATGATCATTTGGAATAAACAATTCGAATACCCAGGCTCGCAGAGAAGTATTAAGGGCGAGTATGATATTACCAATATGCTCTTGCCTTCGGTGACCACGGTTTTAAACGCAACGCAACCCGAATCTAAACGCAAGAGCTTAGATCGTTGGATTGCAAAGATGGGCGAGGATAAAGCAACCAGGATCAAGGAGCTAGCGGGAAGAAGAGGGACGGCTATGCATTTTTATTTGCAGAAACATCTGGATCCCGATTGTAAGGGTTACATGGATCTGACTCAGGTAGGTCAAGTTGCTGAACCCATGGCGAAAAAGATTATAGCATCCGGGCTCGAGGATCTAACAGAAATTTGGGGATCCGAGGTGGTGGTTCATTATCCTGGGCTCTACGCAGGAGCAACGGACCTGGCAGGAATCTATGATTACTCGGAAAGTATCATCGACTTTAAACAAAGTAACAAGCCTAAGAGGAGAGAGTGGATTGAAGACTATTTCATGCAACTCGGGGCCTATGCGATGGCTCATAATTATGTGTATGGAACCAAGATCGATCAGGGTGTGATATTGATGTGCACGCCAGATTGTTATTTCCAGAAGTTTGTCATTCGTGGCAAGGAATTTGTAAAACATCAACACAACTTTTTAAGGAGGTTAGATCAATACTATGAAGAACAACATCGTTAAGCGATATATTTCATGGCGGATTCGTGGCTTATTTGTGGCAGAAAAAAGGCTTAAGGTGCTTTTGCAGACTGACACGAAGGAAGGAGCAAGCGACAAGGAGCTAGATGGACTGTATAAAATCATTTCATCACATCTAAAAGCCATTTCAGACATGCAAAATGAAATTATGACGTTACAGCTCATAGATGAAGAAAACCAAAAGTGAGGTTTTATGCGGCTCATCACGTAAATCACGTCTATAGAGCTTCCCAGATATTGCATCATGTGTGAAAACGATTATTTTTTTCACGTGATCTACGTGATGTGTTTAGAACTGTTACAGGCTACCAAAATAGGCACAATTCTTATATCACGTGGGTGTGATCCTACATAATACACTTGAATAGGGGCTCACGCGCATGAATCGTTTCAAAATATTGAAAAAAGTCTAGAAGGTTCTATAGGTGTAATATATGGTAGGTCGTAATAGAAGATTTGAAGGTCATTCAGATTGGATGAATGAATTTAATAAGATTCACAACCCGGATTATTACTATGGCAAACAGAAAACCCAAAAGAAGAAAACCCCGAAGAAAAAAACAGATCGTAGAAGCTACACAACCAAACACCATCCCGTATTCAAAGTATCGGATTGAATGGATGGATATTATATCTGATTCAGGCTGGGCAACGGATAAAGAATTTGATCGTATGAAGTTAGCTACCCCAGTTAATGAAGGGTGGCTTTACTCTGATGATAAGAATTCAATTAAAGTTTTTGCTTCTTATGATAAAGATGAAGATACGAACGAGATTACTTTTGGGGATAGAACTATGATTCCTTGGGCCTGTATAAGGAAGATGGTGAAACTAAAGTGACTGTTGACTGGTTAAGTGAAGAGAAGTATAACTTTCTAAAGGAGAAAACTATGACAAAGAAAAAGAAAAAGAAAATAGTTAAGAAGAAAAAAAAGAAAACTAAAAAGAAAAGGAAATAATGTCTGTCAAAGCTGTTAAAAAGCTTCGCAAACTTAAAGATCAATTAGACAAGTTAGAAGAAAAAGAAGATGATCTTTTAAATCAAATTGATGAAGCTATTGATGAGTTAGAAGATCCAAGCGAAGACTAGGATGTGGAATCCGGATCGGGTTTTATTTCTGTTGGTGACAGGGACGGTGATAATTGTTTGGATTCATCTTTCTCTTCGATATCTATAACATCTTCGGGCGTAATGTTAATAATTTTACGATTGCTTTTTAACAGCTCGGCAATCTCTTCATTCATTTTTGCTTCATTTTGATCTTCATCTAATTTCCCATGCAGAATGTGTTTTTGTTCTACATAAAGACCCCCGGCTTTTCCACGCATATGTTCCGCATTAGCCGCAGCTGAGAAAGATCTGTGTTTGAGTGCTTGGTCTCTAATTTTAGCGAGTTCTGTCACATGTCTGCCATAATTTACTTTAAAACGATTTCGTTGTTCTTCTCTTAGGTCACCAATATATTTAACTACCAGTGGACATTGTTCTGGATTTTGTAATTCAGAGGCTTCTTGTCGTGAACGGTTTTCACTGTAGCCTGCTTCAACAGCACATTCATAGGCAAATTTACGCCCTTCATGTAAAACTAATAATTCTGCGAATCTTCGCTGCATCTCTGTTAATCTTTTAGGAACTCCCATGGTTGACAATTTAAGGTAACAATTGTAAAAAGTCAATGTGGATAAAGATATAGATATATGGAAACAACGTAATGAAATATTACATAAAAAGGTAAATAGACAAATGGCAGAAATAAAAGACTTAAATAAAAAGAGTGAAACTATTTTTGATTTGGCTAGAAGATTTCCTAATAAAACATATAGGGAATTGGAAAAATATAGAGAGGCAGATAGACAGGAAGAAGCAGGGGCTTGCATAATGGGAGAGATGAGGAAAGACAGAGAAGAACCATCAAAATTTGAACAATTGCAACATGAGTTGGATAGAGTCAAGAAAGAAAATAATGATTTGTTTCTTAGGATTGCAGAGCTTACAGAGGTAGAAGAATCTCATCATAATATGAATGGAAAACTACAGGTGAGAATAGCTGAACTTGAAGAAGACAATAAAAAAATATCTAAACAAGTTGGAGACCAGGTTGAACGAGCTCGTAAAGCAGGATTGTAATGTTGAAGGGTAGAGATATAATTATGATCTTTGATCGATTCGTTGGACCAAAGAAGGGTAGCGGAGTAGCTCAAGATGCCCGAGTTCAAGTTCGTACACCCGATGGTAGACATTATGATGTAATGGGTGTAGATCTTGTTCTAAATAAAATTTTAGGTGCACGTGAGACTCATCGAATTGTTATTTCTACACATGAAGAAGTAGCTCCCATGGGTAAGCCTAAACTAATTATATAATACATCTGTTACCTTAAAAATATTATGGGACCAGAAAGAAAATTATGGCATGAGCTTAAAAGAAATACACCACAAATTAGATGGACAAGGATTGAAAATACTAGCCTGCTTGGCACTCCTGATTTGTTGGGCTACAATAGTTCTGGGAAGTTTTTCACTGTTGAACTGAAGGTTACTAAAAGTAACAAAATTAAATTTTCTCCACATCAAATTGCATTTCATATTCGTCATCCAAAGAATACATTCATCTTAGTAAAGTCGCTCGTCCAGAGAGACTTAAAACTTTTTCAAGGAACACAGATCCAGGAGCTTGTCGCTTGCGGCTTTAGACTTGAGGCTTGTAGCTTGGGACTTAAATTGATAATTGAGAAGCTTGAAGCTTGCGGCTTGTAGCTTGAGGCTTGCTGCTTGCGGCTTGAATTCGGTAACAGGGCTCTGCAGCTCTAGTGTTTAGGGTATGAGACATTGGCTATGTTACGGTCCCAACAGTTCCGGCAGCTTCTACACTGGTTACCCTGCTTTGACGCAGGACAGGTGAAGTCACCGGTTGAAACTGTCGACGTCCAGGGCCAAAACGTGACTGGCTTCTGGTCGATCATATGAGAGGACATACGAATAATTAAATTTTTTGGAAGTACTTCCGGATCCATGAGCTTTAAAAATTTTGCTTCACGTGTTGGCAGCCAGTGACTGGTCTCCGGCGTCTTGTTACATACTTCAAAGATATTTTTAAGGTGTTGCACGCTCTGCAGGTCGCCTGAGTCGTGCCATCTAAAAACTTCCTCGCCTTTTATTAAAACGGTCATAGCAAAAACCCATTGCGGGTGCTTCAGGCTCTCCAGCCTGCGCGCGAGCGCTAGCCGGACATTGCGGAAGTTATAACGTCCCTTCAGGGCGTAGCAGCCCGCACATACTGAGCCTGGAATCTTAACTAATTTGGCGCCAGTGATGCACGCCTGAGCTGGCAGGTTGTAGGCCGGCCCGGGCATTTTGGATGGAAGACTGAGTCCTCCTGTAATTCTTTCTGCTTCTTTCTTTAACATAAAATTTGATACTATAAGAACATGGCCAATTTGTGACGCTTGCGGCTTGTTGCTTGCGGCTTGCGGCTTGTGCCTTCAATCCTGAGGCTTGGAGCTTGCAGCTTTTGACCATTAATAAAAATCTTTGGGCCAAACTTCTCCCAGTTATTGGACATAACCTTGAGCTCCAGCGCTATGGTT